AGTCAGTTTCAGGAACACCCATGGCTGAAAGAATATAGTATTTATAGGGACTTTAACAGTTTATTACAGGTTTATTTTAGCGAAAGAACCCAGGGTGACCAAAAAGAAATAGATAGGGTAGGACATGTTATTCGCCAAATTGCTGATATATGGAGGCCGAAACTTGAAAAAGCTAATTTATACAAAGTGGACGAAGCCGTGAAGATGCTTAAACTTGAAAAATATAAATAGATGGAAGAAGGAAGATTTTTATTAGAAACCTTGCAAAGCGATTGGGCAATTATTCTCGCAATATTTATTCTTGCAATATTGCAGGGATATAAGATATGGATAGATAAGAATAATGAGAGAGAAAATAGAATAATGAATCATAGGTTGGAGAATACTATGAGCAACATTGAGGGATATCTAAGGTTGCTGGCAGATCAGTATGCCGAGGAAGTTACAGATATACAAATGCCTATTATTATTGATGAGTTTGTTGGTCATATTAAGGAAGCCATATTGTGTGAGGGGGCTGCCAGTATAACCAGAAATGACGTTAAAAATAATCGTGCTGAAATTAATGCTAAATTAGATGCTTTTATATGTAATAGATTTAAGGAGCTGGCCACCAACCTTGGACGGTTTAAATGGAAGGGTCGTTATCTGAGTGAGTTTTTGGATATGCAACATAAACATAAAGTCATAAAAAATGTGAATGATGTGGTACTTAAAGAAAGGGATACAGATGGTCAGAAGCTTATCGCATATAGGAACCTTGATAGCGTTATTCGTCAAAGGTTTGATGAGATACAAAATGAAATCAAATTTAAAGCATATGGAGAGAGTATTATTAATTGATTCGGGTCACGGAGGCATGGTTGGGGGTGTTTACCAGACGGCACCACACAAAATGCATCTTCATCAGAATGGGGATATCGCCTATGAAGGAGTTCTTAATAGAGAGGTTAAAGCCCACCTATTAAGGTTGCTCACCTTTTATAATATAAGGTACATTGATGTTTGCCCAACGGATTTGGACATAGACCTGGACACCCGGGTAGATGTTATTAATAGTTATTGCGATGAGTTTGGATCGAACAACTGTCTGCTTATATCACTACATTCTAATGCTGGTGGTGGTGAAGGGTTTGAAATATGGACCTCCCCGGGAGCAACAAAGAGTGATATCTATGCCACGGCATTTATGAAAGAGTTTAAGACTTCGTTTCCTGATATCCGAATCCGTAAGGATGAGTCAGATGGTGATGTGGACAAGGAATCATCTTTTTATATTCTGGTAAACACAAAATGCCCTGCTATAATGCCGGAGTGGTTGTTTTTTGATAACATTGATGACTTTAAGATCCAAAGAGATCCTGCTGAACAAAAAAAGTACGCAGAAATGATTGTCCGCTTTGCAAAAAATATTTAACTTTATGTTTAATTTAAAAAACTTATTATGAAAAAATTTATGATTTTTCTTGTGATGTTTGTCCTTGTGATACCAGTCATAGGACAGGTGGTTGAGCCACCATCAGATATTTTTGATGCTGTGGCCAACTTCAAGACTTATATGGCTTCCCTGGGGGGTATAGCCGTATTGTCTTTGTTTATTACCGGCCTTATCAATGGGTCCCTTCAGGTTCTCAAGAAGTGGATGCGATTGGCTGTTAGCTGGGGCGTTCCTATTCTCCTTGCTTTTATTGGAGGCTATCTGCTAAAAATAGGCTTTTTGTATGATGCGGAATGGTGGCTTGTTATCCTTTATGGGTTTGGTGCAGGCCTTATGGCCAATAGAGGGTATGATGTGGATGTTATACAGAACATAATATTATTTATTGAGAGCTTATTGGGCAATAAAGCTGTAAGAGACGAGCGATGACAAATGATGAGAGAAAGAAAATAAATATAGGAAAGATTTTGGACTGGCCAGCCAAAAATCTGGGAAGGATAAAAACGGTTGGAATACTTGTTTTAATCGTTTTATTGGGGTTTTCTATTTTACGTGGGGCGTGTAACCGTCAGCAGATGGAAGAATTGACGGAAAGAGTTGCCGGTCTTAATGTTCGCAATGATATATTAAGGCAGGGGATAAGCAAGAGAGACAGCTTAATTATACAGAAAGATGGAAGAATTGCTGAACTGAAGGACAGTATATTAATCTCTGTAAGAAAACTCACAAAGCTAAAAAGCGACTACAGCTATTTAAAGGCCGAATACGAGAGTTTGTCGGATGACCTATTGGTTATACCGGTGGATTCGAGTTATGATTTCCTGGTCAACGAGGCGTACCCCTATGAGGGTCACAGGAAGTATCCTTTTAATGAACCACAGGTGAAAGGGATTCATTTAACATATCTTGAAAACATAAGCCTGGTGGACATGAAAGGTAACTTGATTGATCAGATCAATGAGCTGGGCAGTCAGTTACAAGTAAAGGATATGATAGTTGACGAACAGGACATTCAACTGATGCTGATGAAGCAGACACATCAGGATCTTGATAGCATTGTTGATAATAAAGATGAGGTTATTGAGGTCAAAGACAAGCAGATTAAAAAAGAGCGCAGGAACAAAACTATTTGGCAAACAACCATGGGTGTTCTAATTGTTGTTCTTTCTATCTTTGCAGTTGGTGGAGGCTAATTGTGTTGATGTGAAACGGTCAAGGGGGGTCATTGTGATTCCCCTTTTTTTTTGAAATAAAATTTGATTAAACGAAAATAATAAATATATTTGTGCATAAAATAATATTATAAAACATGACAGAAAAAATGGGATTAATCAATCAGGAGGTCCGGCTCGTCAAGAAAGATGATGAATTAATTGACCGCATTGTGGAGGCAAGGGGTATAGAGCTTATAGAATGGATGGATCCTACGCCACTGCAAATAATAATAAATATGTTGAGATACAACATATGGACTATGACCCAGTTTTCAGAATTGACTGGTTTGGCCATTAGCACAATAGCCAACAAATGCAGACCGGTGTATAAAGATGGGGAGCTGATTACGGATCTGGACTTTTGTCATCCTTTTGCAGACATGAAAGGAACAGGCCCTAAGTTTATAATCAGGAACGAAAAAAGTGAAAGGTATCTTCCATGATGCAGTTTGAAGATCTTGGTATCAAGACTAAGGCAGGTAAACAGCGGTATGCAACTACTTGTCCTCAATGTGATAAAACAAGGACAAAGCATCAGGGGGCGTTATGCTTAACTGTTAATGATGAACCCGGGAACCGGTGGTATAAATGTCATCATTGTGGATGGTCGGGGAACCTGGATGTTCAGGATCGTTACGAAGGGGTGAGGGACAAAAGCCGGATGCCAAGCAAGGAGAGAGTCTACACTGTTAAGGTTAGGGATTATTTAAAAAAACGGGGGATATCACAGGGGGCAGCGAAAAGTACAGGGATATATGAATCGCAACAGATGAAGGACACGTTGATATGTTTTCCTTATTACATGAACCTGACTCTGGTAAATGTGAAGTTCTTTAACATGGATTATAGAGAGGGTGATAAAAAGCCTAAATGGTTTCAGTTACCACAAGATCTTGGCACAAGGGTTTTGCCGTTGGGGATGAATCTATTAAAAACTCATGACGAGGAGGGCAGACGATATGCTAAAAACTCTTTATTAATAACAGAGGGTGAATGGGATATGTTAACCTGGAAAGAATGTGGATATAATAATGTAATATCTGTACCACAGGGCGCACCATCAACAAAGGCTAAAAATTTTGAGAAGGAGTTCAGATATTTACAGGACAAGTATGTGCAGAGTGTATTAAGCGATATAGACATATTTTATTTATGTGTAGATGATGATGAGGCCGGAAGGTTATTAAGAAAGCACCTTTCAATGATCCTTGGCAAGGATAAGTGTAGGATAATTCGTTATCCGACAGGCTACAAAGATATCAATGAGGTATTTGTTGGCCATGAGAAGAAGGGATTAAAGCCGTTAGGCAAAAAAGGTGTTGAGGAATGTTTACAAAATGCATCATCAGTACCTATAAAGGGAGTAATAAGAGCATCACAGGTGCGTGAAGAATTACAAATATTACGTGAGGGCGGCTTTAAGCCGGGTTTAGGTTGTGGAATACCAGAAATTGATTATCTGTTTACGCTAAAACCTAAGCATATAACTTTTATTACTGGAGTACCAGGCAGCGGAAAGAGCGTATGGACACGCTGGTACCTTGTGGAGCTGATTAAGCATAATGCAGACCTGGGCCTTAAATGGGCAATGTTTACACCAGAGAACAGACCGGTAAGCCGTGAATATGCAAAGATAGCACAGGCATTGACTGGTATGAGTTTAGAGAAAGGACATAAGTATAGCATGAGCGATGAGCAATACAGGAAAGCTATGAATTTTGTTGAGAAGCATTTTCTCATTATTTCTCCGGACAAATATAATCACGAACCATTCGAGGGGGTGGATCCAAAAAAGGTCAATACTATCAAGTCAATCCAGAAATATCTTATTTATCTCAAAAAGACAGAAAATATTTTTGGTTATGTGATTGATGCATGGAATAAGATTGAGCATGAACAACCTAAATGGCAGGCCGAAACAACATTTATCAGCGAACAGTTGGATAGGTTGATAGACTTCAATGCCTATTGGGATGTTCATAGTTTTGTGATCGTTCATCCAAGGAAGATCGAGATGAGTGGGGAAAATTACAAGATGCCGTCTTTATATGATATAAAAGGATCTTCAGCATGGAAGGAGAAGGCAGATATTGGGATCCTTATTCACAGGTATAAGATGAAGAAAATAACTCACAAGATGGCCATGGGTATGAACTTAGATATTGAAGATATGGATGAAGATGAGAAATATATTGTGATGGAAAATGCACCCACCATAATTAGAACAGAGAAAATACGGTTTGAGGAATTGGGCCATGAAAACAGAGTAAAAATGGAGATGAATAATTATGGCCGATTCACAATATGCAAGAATAGTAAAGAAGCAAAGCCTTCACCGACACCTGATGAGAGAATAGAGTCAAATATATTTAACACAAACAAAAATGATGATGATGATGATTTACCATTTTAATATATAGTTATGGAACCACAAGGAAAAACAGTATTGATAAGGCCGGAAGACAATCCGGAAAAAGAGAGAGGAATAATAATACCTAAAACAGTCAAGGAAAAGCCTAATATAGGTGCTGTCATAGAGGTAGGGCCGGGGTGTGAATCTGTAAAGGCGGGGGACCGAGTTCAGTATGCGAGGAAGGGAGCCAGCGTAATGAACCGGGATGGCGAGGAATTGCACTGGATAATAGAAGATCAAATATTTTATATTTATGAGTAACAAATATGTTAACAACTGGAAGGCTGCGAGTGAACTGGAAGTTTATAAGCAGAAGTATCTGGATCCATTTAACAAACGGGTTGTGGATGCAAGGGCAATATTGGATGATCTTAACCAAAAATGGAAGGGGGATCAAAAAGACAGGGCCAAAAAGAAGTACCAGATGCTTGATACACAGAATATTGATTTACACCGTTTGTATAATTCGGTGATGGAATTAATACAGCAGCATGAAAACCAGACGGATTTGTTGGTTAAGGCATATATTGATTGGTATAAAAATATATCAAACGATGGGATGCAACCCAAAGAAATGATGGGGATACAGGCAACAATGATGCAAGACATATTTTATAAAATATATCAGGCCGTAGAGAATTTGAAGTTAGATATTAACCCACCTAAAAAAAACGAGGTAACAAAAAATGAGAAAAAATCTGAAAGTTTACAACATTCCCCACCAAAGTGATGAATGGTATGCGTTTCGTCAGAACGGGATAGGGGGATCCGAGGTAGGTACAGTCCTTGGATTAAACAAGTATGACACCAATGTAAGAGTCTTCCATGAGAAGATTGGAAGCATTGAACCCCGGAGGATAGATAGCGAGAGGATGTTTTGGGGAAGAACTAATGAAGAAAACATTGCCCGTGTATGGCAGTATTATGATGGAACGCAAGAAGGTTATGTAGAGAATTATACCAATGATAAGATTGTGCGCAAATGCCGTAATGTTAATGGATATGTTGTCAATCCCGAATATCCATGGTTATTTGCTTCTGTTGACCGGTTGATCAACAAAGAGGGAGGTTTTAATCTCATCACAGGAGAGCCTTTAACACAGGAAGCAATACTGGAGTGCAAAAACATGAGTTACTGGGTAAGTAAGATGTGGGAGGACGGCATGCCTATTTTTTACCTATTGCAAATACATCAGTACATGGCCATATTGGAGACAGATTATGCCGAGATAGCGATGCTGGTTGACGGTGGTCGTTTAGTTGTTGAGAAAATACATAGGGATGAGGGCATTATTGAAAAGTTGTTAAGCATCACTAAATCGTGGTGGTATGACAGAGTTGTCCCCGGGCAGGAGGCGATAAAAAACAGGAACCAGGCTGAGATAGGTGGTAATCTTGCGGAGGTTGAGAAACATGATGCTGTTGTTCAACAATTAGAACCGGAACCCGATGAAAGCGAGGCCTACAAGGAATTTATGGAAGAGAAGTTTGTCGAAACAAGAGAGTCCATTGACGGCACAATAGAGTTATACAGTCTGGCTAAGAAAGACAATTTCCTAAAGAAGATAAAAGGGAAAATAGATAAGGAGCGCATCGGTATAAAAAATCTATTCATTAAATTTATGGTACAACATGGATCGGAGAGCATTGACTTCGGTAAATTAGGGTATGTAAACTGGTCCGAGCGCAAAGGGTCTAAATCAAGGACGTTTAATAACAGAACTAAAGAAGCTCCAAGCGAGGATATAGTGGAACAGGAATTTAAAAAATTGGATCACAGATCGTTTTAGTCCATGAAACAACAAGACGTGGTTGAAAAGGTGTTGAGGAATGAGTAGATATAAAACAGTAGTAAAAGTAATGGTGCCAGAAATGGATGATGAAGGTAATTATTTGGATAAAGACGGAAAACCTATTGAATATTCAAACAAGACTAAGACAATGCCTGAGCCAGCTATGAAAGAGGCTTTATACTATCTATTGCATTGGGGCTTACACATGGAGATATTGGTGGATAAAGATGGTAATCGATATCCTGCCTCATATACAGTAGGGATCTGTCAGCATATTAAGGATGGCCGGATTAAGATATTTGCGCCGGAAGAATTAACGGTACTGGGAAAAGGTGAATCGAATATATATTAAACACAGTTTGAGATGAATGGATTTTTTATCATAGACTTCAAGATACCTGGTAAACCGGTAGCGTTAAAAAGGCACAGGACCGTCAGGATTGGAGATTTTAATAAGAACTATGATCCTTCCGAAGGTGATAAAAAGGACTTTCTGGTGTTGGCCATGGGTAATAAACCAAATATCCCATTAGATGAGCCGTTATATGTGAAGCTCACATTCTGTTTTCCGAGGCCAAAAGCGCATTTTAGAACAGGTAAGAACAGTCATTTATTGAAGGATTCGGCCCCTAAATGGCATACTGGTACTCCGGATTGTGATAACCTTATCAAGTTTGTGTGTGATTCTCTTAATGGGATTTTTTGGAAAGACGACAAGTGTATCTGTTCGGTTTCTGCAGAGAAAATTTATGAGATTGACGGTATCACGCCGCATATTCATGTTCAGGTGAAAAAAATTTACCCTCAAAGCAGAGCTTAGAGGTA